GCCAAACTACCAACGGTTTCTGAGGAGTTCTTTGATACCGATTCTGTTATTACTGTAAAGGACTCAAGAATCGGATGGGCATCCGCTCTTCGTGAACTCATTTCTCTCCTTTATCAAGGTCTTATTCCGAAGTGGGATGTAAGCAAGGTTCGTCCTTCTGGAACTCCACTAAAGACTTTTGGTGGTAGATCTTCTGGTCCAGAACCACTAGAAGAACTATTCAGGTTCGTTATTCATATCTTCCAGAATGCTCAGGGACGTAAGCTCAATTCACTTGAGTGTAATGATCTGTTGTGTAAGATTGGGGAAGCTGTTGTTGTTGGCGGAGTTCGTCGTTCCGCTTGTATTTCACTTACCAATCTATCTGACGACAGAATGAGGCTTGCTAAGTCTGGTCAATGGTGGATAGATAATGGTCAACGCGCCTTGGCTAATATTTCTGTGGCATATACCGAGAAACCAGAAACGGCCCAGTTCATGGAAGAGTGGTTGGCGCTATATAACTCAAAGTCAGGTGAAAGAGGAATCTTTAACCGCGTTGCCGCTGTAAAAAAGGCAACCGAACTTGGAAGAAGAGACCCATCTCCTTTAGCAGAACATGGTGGAGCTAATCCTTGCGGTGAAATTGTTCTGCGATCCAACCAGTTCTGCAATCTGACTGAAGTTGTGATTCGTGCAGATGATACCCTTGAGACCCTACTTGAAAAGGTAGAGATGGCTACTATCCTTGGGACTTTCCAGTCAACCCTTACTGATTTTAGGTATCTACGTTCTTCGTGGAAAAAGAACACGGAAGAAGAAAGACTTCTTGGTGTATCACTTACTGGTATTATGGATCACAGAGTAATGTCAGGTCAGGAAGGAAGAGAGGTTCTTGCAAAGTGGTTAACCGAACTTAGACAGAAGGCGATTGATACAAATGACAAGTGGTCTGACACTCTTGGAATTGAACAGAGTGTTGCGCTTACGACAATCAAACCAAGCGGTTGTACCACGTTAGAAACAAAGGTAAAAACAACCGATGGTATAAAGTCAATGGCATCAATCTTTAGTGAAAACTACGATGGAAATATTTTTGAATTGAATAGAGACACTTGGATAGAACCAAAAAATGATATATTCGTGTATGATGAGAACAACGATATACAGAAAGTATCAAAACTCTATATCAATGGAATGAGTGAAGTATATGAAATAAAGGATGATACCGGAACTTCATATAAATTCACTGGAAATCATAAACTCAAAACTTCTAATAGAGGTTGGGTGAGAGTAGATGAATTGAATGTCGATGATGATGTTTCATTCTAATTTGTGACATTATTAGTTTATTGTTGAGATCTACAATATTATAAATATATTATAGTTCCAGTAGGTTTAACAATAAACTAATATTAAAATGAAAGAATACATACCGTATGTTTATTTGATAAAAAATAAGACAACAAACTTAAAATATCTTGGTGTTAGATATGCCAAAGATTGTCACCCAGATGATTTATGGGTTGAATATTTTACTTCAAGTAAATTGGTTAAAAAATTGATTGGACAATTTGGATGCGATGATTTCTTATTTAAAGTGATACATCAGTTTCCAAATGATCCAGAATCAGCAATTCTAAAAGAAGCATATTACTTTAAGTTTATAAAGAAAAAAAATGACTACTTAAATATAACATATTCTTCTGGTATACAAGATTTAAGGATAAATTCAAAAGCAGGAAAAGTTGGAGGAACAATTGTTTATCAGAAAAAAATTGGTATATTTAGAAATGAAGAAGAAAGAATTAAATGGGCTTCTATGGGAGGTAAAGTAAGTGGAAAGAAACAGGCCGAACTTGGTTTGGGTTTCCACTTATATAAAAATAACATGGAACAACACAAAATAAATTCTTCTAAAGGTGGTATTGCTTCTGGTCAGTTCCAGAACAAAGAGTTCCAGAGTGAAATGGGAAAACGAGGTGGAGTAAAAAATAAAGGATCTAGGTGGTACACTGATGGAAAAATCCTTTATAAGTATACAGAAAAACAACAAGAAGAATTATCGTTTGATGATTTCTTAAAACAAAATCCAACCTTCAGTAAAGGAAAACTTAAATCAAAAAATAATGAAAATCAAAAGTATAACTAAACTTATTAATCAAGAGTTTACTGTGGATATTGAAGTTGAGAATACACATTCATATCAATTATCAAATGGTTGGGTATCTCACAACACAGTTAGCCAGTTGGTCGATGCTTCTTCTGGTATTCATCCGAGATATTCCAAATACTACATTAGGACTGTGCGTAACGATATTAAAGACCCACTATCACAGTTCCTTGTTGAACAGGGTGTTCCAAACGAACCAGATGTCACTAAACCAGCATCAACTTTGGTATTCTCCTTCCCAGTAAAGAGCCCCGATAATTCTCTTGATGCCAAAAGTGTTAGCGCTATTGATATGTTGGAACTCTATCTAACGTACAACAAGCATTGGGCTGATCACAACATCAGCATCACTGTTTACTTGAAAGAGGATGAGTGGTTGAAGGCTGCTTCATTTGTGTACGAACACTTTGATGAGATAAATGGAATTTCATTCCTTCCATACAGTGACCACAGTTATCGTCAGGCTCCATACCAGCCAATCTCCGAAGAAGAGTACAACAATCTGGTTTCCACAAGTCCAAAAATTGACTGGAGCAAGTTCAACGTAAAGGAGCAGGTTGACAATACCACCGGAATCAAGGAGTACGCGTGTGCGGGTGGCGCGTGCGAGATAGTTTGATATCTCACACCATTTTATTATATTGCAAATAAGAATCACACCACCGTGTGTGATAGTATTTCTAAGTAACCACAACGAAATGAATTCACAACGAATCTCAACTATACTCAGCATAGTTATCTTCTCCCTTATCGTATGGGGAGTGAACCTGACAAAGGAAGTTAATATCTTGGAAAAAAAGGTGTCGGAATTTGAAGAAACACCAGAAATAAAAGACAATGACCTTAAATGGTTGGCACTAAACATCTACCACGAAGCAAGAGGCGAGTCAGTAGATGGTATGATGGCAGTTGGTGTAGTTACGTTGAATCGTGTGAATTCAGCCCTTTACCCGAACACCATAGAACAGGTGGTTAAACAAAACCATCAGTTCTCATGGTACTGGGATGGAAAGACTGATAATATATATGACAAGAAGTCGTGGGAAGTCGCAAAGAGTGTTGCCAAAATTATTCTTATGAAGAAAGACCTGAGGATGGCAAAGAAACTCGATGGAGCACTCTTCTATCATGCTAACTATGTTCATCCATATTGGTCAAGGAAAAAAGAAGTTGTGGCGACTGTAGATAACCATAAATTCTATATGTAAATGCTTAGAGTTGTTACACTTGAAGAGTTCGTCGATGAGATTGATAAAATAATGACATTGGACGGGTGTTCATTGATTGAAGCTGTTGTTTCTTATGCGGAAACACACGATGCGGACTTTGATTCACTTGTGCCTTATATCAATGCCTCATTCAAAGACTCAATCCGTTCAGAAGCTGAAACCAGAAATATGATGAAGCGAAATGAAACACAACTACCATTATGATAAGAACGCCCTTTTCTGTTATGAAACATACAAATCTCTGAAACTCCATTTCACCGCTGCTTATGACTTCTTCAAATACCAGGGGAAGTCGTTATCGCATAATGAGATAAATGGATTTGAGGACTCCAAATATTTTCACTACTGCAACAAAATATCAAAGGGAAAGACCAAGAACGAAATCGTCGAATACCTTCTGGCAAACACTCTGATGCTTGACGACAAGTGGATAGATTCGATGGTTGGTGCCGATGAAATATGGAAGGAGTGGAAGAAGATTCAGGAGTCACTTACCTACCGATTCACCGCCGATACAAAGGTTCTTTTTGAACCACCAATGCATATAAGCAGATACTTCAAACCCATTGATGGCGGATATCCGCCTGTGATCATTAAACTGATGAGAAAGGAAATTTCACTTGAGAGTGTGGTTGTCCTTGATGTTATCTTTGGGTTCAACGATAGATTGAAAAATAAGTATGATGGTGATTTCGTTGGCGGTCCTATTACAAAACTCATTTGTAAGTATAGGCCATTTTTCGTGAAATATCACAACTTGGATGTGGTTGAGAACGTGGACAGGTTCAAAAAAATTGTGAAGAAACGGATAGAAGAGACAGAAAACATTTTGCCGTTCTGAATTTTTTGTTATATTTCATAGTATGAAAAATCCAAATTTAGGAATCGTCTATTCCCCCAGTAATGTTGAAAAGTGTTACCTGATAAAAAAGAACACTGGAATTTCAGTGAAGACAAGTAACATGATGGAATGGGATCATAAAGCCAGAACCACAAAGGATATTGTATTCATTCCCGAAGAGTTGATAAAAAGAGATGGGCAAAACCTTATCTTCAAAATATTTGATGCATCGGGAAAAGAATGGTTTTTGAAGATTAATACTATTGTTTAAACAACAAAACTAAATACCAATGACAGATAGAACAAAGAACTTCTTCAACGAGCTGTCTGAACTGTTTGACAGATATGATGTTGGGGTAAATATCATAACCGAGTCATATTCATACGAAGGTACGCGAGTCAATGAGAATGTTGGACTACGTTTCAATTTCGCTGCTACGTTCGTCGATGATAACCTAACTGATGTATTCGAAGAAATCGATGTCAAAGAAACATATGACGTTAACGCAACATCTTTTCGCAACACTATAAAAAACTATTCACTATGAGCATTGTAGACACTATTATCACTGATGGCAACCCAAAAGAAAGGGTTCGTGATGGGCTTAAAAGTCTTTTGAAGACACTTATTCTTGAGGTTAGGTTCACCAAGGCAGATGGACGGAGAGAGATATGGCATGCACATTGAATCCAGAATTCCTTCCAGAAGAAACTGAAACGAAGACAACCACAACAAAGAGAAAGTTGTCTGATGAGGTTATCAGGGTGTATGACATTGAGAACGAAGCGTGGCGTTCATTCCGTGTTGATTCGCTAATTGATGTTCACTTGGCATAATGTCAGATGGATACAGATACTACGCGAAGGACTTCAAGAAAAACTACAATGACTTTCCATTGGAGTTTACAAACAGAATCGTTGTCGGTGATAGCATAGATGTATTGAAAAAATTACCTGATGATTCTGTTGACCTTGTATTTACTTCTCCACCGTATAACTTCGGTATGTCGTATGACACTCACGATGATGTGAATGAATGGAAGGACTATTTTGATTTCTTATGGAAAATCTTTGATGAATGCATTCGCGTCGTTAAGTATGGTGGCCGTATTGTGGTAAACATTCAACCGCAGTTTCGTGACTACATTCCAACCCATCATATCATAACAAATGGATTCATGGAACGCGGTCTTATTTGGCGTTCCGAGATACTATGGGAGAAAAATCACAGAAACTGCGCAACTACTGCTTGGGGTTCGTGGAAAAGCCCTAGCTCTCCGTACCTAAAATACACTTGGGAATTCGTCGAGGTATTCTGTAAAGGAGACTTAAAACACGATGGCGACTCGGATAACATAGACATAACTGGAAACGAGTTTAAGACTTGGGTTGATGCCAAGTGGTCAATTGCACCAGAAAAACGTATGAAGGATTTTGGTCACCCAGCTATGTTTCCACCTGAGTTGGCGTATAGGGTTCTTAAACTGTTTAGTTTCAAGAACGATGTGGTTCTTGACCCGTTTAACGGCGCTGGAACAACATCATTGGTTGCTGAAAGAACTGGACGTAGATACCTTGGAATAGACTTGAGTCCAGACTACTGCGAGATTGCCGAAAGAAGGATAAAAGAAGAGGTTCTGAAAGACTACTCTGCCATTCTTGATGCGAAGTTAGCGATTGACGGGAAGGACAAGAGTTTGAAGGAACGTGAATCTCAAGAAAGTGCTACACTATCTGATCTTTTTTAAAAAAAAGTTTGGAAATGTCATTGTGTTTCACCATATTGTATTAGAGAGAAAAACAACTAAACAAAGGAGAAACACTATGGCTTACGTATCACAGGAACTCAAAAAGACCCTCGCTCCTGCAATTAAGGCTGTTCTTGCCAAGTATGGTGTCAAGGGAACCATCGCTGTCCGACATCACTCCACTCTCGTTGTCAACATCAAGTCTGGTGTTCTTGACCTGATTGGCGACTATGTGAAGTATGCTAACAATGCTAACACCGGTAGGAAGACTTTCTATGGGGAAGAGAATCCCAAATCTCTTCGGGTGAATCCGTATTACGCCGACGAGCACACGTTTGATGAGAATATCAAGAACTTCTACACTGAGCTCTTCGATGCCATCAAGGGCGACACTTGGTTTGATAAGTCTGACATTCAGAGCGACTACTTCCACACCGCATACTACATTGATGATAATGTCGGACAGTGGGACAAACCTTACATCAAGACTGCCGCCTAATGGGTGGCAGTTTTTATCGTATAACCAAATGGAGATTGAAATCTATTGGGATTAAAAAAATAAAAAAAAGTTTGGTGTTATCAAACTTTTTCGTATATTGAATTGTAGGGATTGATAAACAAAACAAAGGAGATTACATTATGAGTAAACTGAATCATTCTGAACTTTACGAACTGGCTCACGCCGCTGGTCTTGAAGCTGCTAATAAAGCTGTTCTTCCTGAGTACGGCCTTTATGAGTCGGATGTCTTTGGTAACAAGATTGCTGGTGGAAACACATATCGACTTCAGGGTCTTTGTGGATTTGCTTGGATTAACATCAAACCCGCGACGAGTTCCTTTGCCAAGTGGCTGAAGGCTTCAGGTCTGGCACGAACGGACTCTTACTACGGTGGATTGTCAATATGGGTTTCTCTCTTCGGTCAGTGTGTTGAGAAAAAGGAGGCTTATGCCAATGCATTCGCAAGTGTTCTCAACGAGAATGGGATTCCTAGGGCATATGCTGATTCGAGGCTTGATTGAGAACAAACAACAAAGGAGATTACATCATGAATAACACTGTCAACACTGTCGTTGAAATAGTCGATACTCTTGAAAACAATCTTGTCATTACTTCCATCAGTTTTGATACAGAAAAGGAGGC